AATATACTACAATAATCAGAACAACCAAGGGCAGCCGTAACGGGAAGCCCTTTGACAAAGCCGAAGAGATCAAGGCTCGCAAGTATCGATTCAACAAGATGCACGGCCAGGATCCTAACGCCCAGATGAACATCTATGAGTTCATTGAGGGACAATACGAACTACTTGGGGTTCACAAGACTAAAGAACCATTTGAACTATTCATCCCTACTCTAGGGATAATGGTATAACAATAAGAGAAAGGAAAAGAAAATGGGAAGATACTACAACGGAGATATAGAAGGAAAGTTCTGGGTTGCTGTGCAACCATCCAATGCCGCCGACCAGTTCGGCGTTGAGGGATGTCTGCCCGACTCACTGGAATACTACTTCTACAAAGAAAACATACCCGCCGTTGAATCCGGCATCAGGAAGATTAGGAAGAGACTGGACTACGACAAGGTTCACGGGTTCTTCAAGGAAACAGGTTGGTATAACGAAGATGACTTGGAAAAGAATAACATCACCCGTGATGAGGTGCGGGACTACGCTGACCTCGCCCTTGGTGAAAAGATTCTCAAGTGCCTTGAGGAAAACGAGGAATGCCACTTCACAGCGGAGTGCTAACCCTACCTTATGGTAGTCTACCCTATGGTAGCCAGTCCCTTTGTTAAAAAGTTTTTTATAAAAAAACTACTTACTTAGGGATTGACTACCCAAGGGAGACTTCCCTATGGTAGGCCTAACTTTGACATACGTGTCAAGTAAAAAAAATAAATACTAACAGAAAGATAAAATGTGGATACTACCAAAGCAATTACACACATCAGCCTTTGTTCAGGATACGAAGGCATTGGGCTTGGACTCCGAAGAGTTCTCCCAAACCTGCGAGAAATCGCTTTCGTGGAGAGGGAAGGATTCCCTGTCGCGAACCTGGTTGCAAAGATGGAAGCGGGAGAACTGGATGCAGCACCTGTGTTCACGGACGTTAAAACCTTCCCATACGGAAAGTTTCGTGGACAAGTGGACATCCTATCTGGCGGATTCCCGTGCCAACCCTTCAGTTGTGCGGGACAGCGTAAAGCAACTGATGACCCCAGACACCTGTTCCCCTACATCAGAGATGGAATCAGGGACTGCCAACCTCGAATTGTTTTCCTTGAAAACGTTGGAGGAATCATCTCAGCCAAGACAGGGGACGGAGAATCAGTTCTCAAATATGTCCTCAAAGAACTGGAAGGACTGGGTTACAGAGCAACGGCAGGAATATTCTCTGCGGAAGAAGTCGGCGCACCTCACCAGCGCAAGCGAGTCTTCATCCTTGGGATGGCCAACAGCGAGGACATCGGACGCGGAGGGCGGACGCATCGAAACGGAGATGACCAGCGAGGGCTTCAAGAGCAAAAGGCACAGGAGCAACCAAACCTTCGGGGCGAAACTGCGAGATGCAGTAGAGACTCACGAGGAGAACTGGGCAACTCCGATAGCCAACGATGCAAAGGGGAGCGATTACGCAGGGACGAAGAAGAACCCGAAGGCTCTCTATCTGGGCGGTCAAGTCAAGAACTGGGCAACGCCTCAGACCTTCGATGCCAACAACCTAGTGCGGACTCCAGAGAAACTGGCACGAACCAGAGCGGAGAAGAACGCAGGATGTATGAATCTCAGAGAGCAAGTTCACTATCCAGATATGGATCACAGCAGAACTGCAGCCCAGAACTGGCCGACTCCAACAACAGCGGAGGGAACCAAGATAGGCAACCAACCGAACTTCGGACAGGTTGGGTTGAGCAATCACCCATCCATCGTTGGCCAGCCCGACCGGGCGAAGCTCAACAAGAGTGGGAAGAACCTAGAGTCACAGCAGTGGCCGACTCCAAGAGCCAACAAGGTTCATCCTCAGATAACGGAGGAGAACCGCGAGCATCTAGCCAATCGCAAGAAGTCCAACCTAGAGGAGGACATAGCGGGTCATTGCGGGAAAGCAACGGGCAAGCTGAATCCCAACTGGGTCGAACATCTAATGGGTCTACCTGTGGGGTGGACGCAACTGCCAATCGAGTGGATCGACTCCGATTGCTAGGCAACGGAGTTGTAAATCAGACTGCCGCGAAAGCATTCGTAACTTTAATCCAAAGAGTAGCCAATAAATAATATGAAGAAAAATGAATACGAAGAATTAGTCCAAGGTGGTAAAGATGTTTTCTGCTCCGCCCTGATAGTTTGTTGTTGCATCCTCGGAGTCGGGGGTTCACTACTACTAGTAACTCTAATCCATAAACTAACACAATGATGAAAATAACCAAGGACAACGCATACGAAGTAGTGCAAGAACTTGAGCACCAAGCCAAGACTTCTCCTGCTTTAGCCGACGAGATTGCTTCCGCAATCCAAGTCGTTGAACACAATGAGCTACCACCAAGAACGACCAAAGAAGTTTTTAATTACTTCGCTGACCAGGGTCTAACACACATCTGGCAATCGGACATTGATGGTAAAGTCAACACTTGCGAAATTCACAAGGAAGGATTCATTGATCCAATAGTATCAATGCCCTGCGATGGAATCAGCACCAAAGCTCTTCGTCACGCAATCGAATACGTGATGGATATGGAAGATTCTAATGGCACATTTCTATAATTGCACGGACGTATCTGATCCTGAGTTCGAGGGTGAAATAACCACTCCCGCTCAAGCTAAAAAGAAAAGAAAAGTTTACCCGTCCGTCACTACGGTTTTGGGTATAGTCAAGGATAGTTTCCTTGACAGTATCTATAAACCAAGAATGATTACATCTCTGGCTCGTGACTTCCCGCACCTTGAGTGGCAGGACATCGAGCGTCTTACATACGGAACAAGAGAGCACCCGATCACGGGGGATACAATTGAATCCTCTGAGTTCGGGACAACCGTTCACAAGGTCATAGAGGAACACGTTGATTACAATTATCTTTACTCCGACCAAAAGCCAGAGGCTAGTGTTTGGGACGAGTGGGCTTTACCATTCATCGAATGGATTCACGGCAAAGGCGTTAAGCCAATCGCTTGTGAGAAGATTGTAGCAAGTAACCGAATCAAGATTGCTGGTAGCGTGGACTTCATCGGTCACGATTCCAATGGTCAGTTATTCCTCGCGGACTACAAGTGCAGGACTAATACCAAGGGCAAAGCCAAGACTTACCCCAAGGACTGCCAACAGTTAGCCATTGAATCCTTTATGATAATGAAGGAGCACGGCTTGAACTACTTACCCGCCTGTCGTTCAGTAGTAATTGACTGCGATACCAAGAAGCATTATCACCGGGAATGGAGCGAAGAAGAAATGCAGTTAGGTATAAAGATAGCAAAGAAGTGCGCTGAACTTTACTGGTTGCTGCGTATGAAATGAATCACTACGAAATCAGATACAGTATGGATGGTATGCCCGATGGCTACGTGGGAAAAAGCACCAAGTGGGCTAATGACGAGAAGTCAGCACTTAAACATTTACTAAAAAAAGCTCCAGAAAAAAATGGATTTTGCGTTTTTAAGCGAGGAGCAACGGGAAAAATAATTTCAGTAAAACAATTAGAATTAGAATGAATGACAACAATCCAGCAAGGAGCATCCTAGATTTACTGGAAGCACATCACAGTGACGAGGAGTTCGATAGGATGATTGCTAAGAATAAGTTCCTAAGCGAATGCAAAGCCAAGGGCTTTGACAGAATGAAACGTATGGGTTTGATAAGCAACGATAGAGGAACCAAACGAGGCATACGCTTTAGCGATGACGAAAAGAAAGAGTTCGCTGGCAGGGCTTATGAATTAAGAAAGCAGGGCTTGTCATACCAACAAGTCCGAGCAGAACTCGGCGGAATCGCCGAAAAAAGTATACGAGATTGGATGAAAAAATATGGCGTATCTTCCACAAAATAAAATCAAGGAGTTCAGAGAGAAAAACAAGCCGTTGTGCTGTCCCATTCTGGCATCAAAGAAAGATGATTGGGTTGTGGATCACGACCACCAGACTGGAATGGTTCGAGGCGTTATATCCAGACAGGCCAACAGTCTACTTGGCAAGGTAGAAAACTTTTATATACGAATGTGCAAGGGGGACAAGGAACACTTGCCCGGTGTGCTCGATGCGATGGCCGCTTACCTTGAACAAGAAACTTTAGATGTCCTTCATCCAGTCGGACTTACGCAACTTACTAAAAAATTTAAAAATTCATTGACAGCTGCCGAACAGGTTGCTGAACTGAAACACATCGGTGCGACGAAAAAAGAACTTGAGTCCTGCCGTAATGAAAAGAAACGATGCGAACTGTATCGTAGACTAACCAAAAACTATTATGAAAGAAAATAATACAACAAAAATAATGCAGTCCATCCAATCCGAGCTAAAAGCTCCGAAGGGACAGACTAATAAATTCGGTGGATACTCTTACAGGTCCGCCGAAGATATACTAGAGGCAGTCAAGCCGCTATTGAATAAATACAATTGCTTCCTAACAGTCAGCGATGAGATCGTTGAAGTAGGTGGTAGGGTATATGTCAAAGCAACGGCTACCGTTCACGAATCACACGCTGGCGAGGTCGCAACAACAACAGCCTTTGCTCGTGAGGCTGAAGTAAAGAAGGGTATGGACGAGGCTCAGATAACTGGCTCCGCTAGTTCCTATGCTCGCAAGTATGCTCTCAATGGACTCTTCGCTATAGATGATACCAAGGACCCGGATGCTACTAATAAGCACGGCAAGGACAAGCCTCGATCTCCTCAGTTCACGGTTCCAATTGTCACACCTACTGAATTTTAACCAACCAATAATAATATGGCTGAATACGATAAAACAAACAGCGGTGTATTCTTCGTGAATGACCGCAAAGAAAAACCCAATCAACCTGACTACAACGGGAAGATTGATGTAGAGGGTAAGACCTACTACTTAAAAGGATGGAAGAAGGTAGCCAAGAGTGGCCAACCTTTTATGTCGCTTGCACTTAATCCAGCTGATGAGTCCGCTAAGACTCCTGCTCCAGCAATGGCGAGTGCTCCAACTAGTGACGATTCACCCTTCTAAGGATGGCTAACTTGGACACCTTCTTCGATAAAATGTGGTGGGATAAGTTTCGTCAGGAAGAAATTGATTCCATCCTGGAGATGACCGCCAATAAGAACACGGATTATACGGGTGGCAAGACTTGCCATAACCCATTTGCTAACTTCGATGCTTCTACAGAATTTGGTGTTCATCCCCTTACAGGTATCTGCATTCGTATGCAGGACAAATTCCAGAGAGCTAAGGCTTTCTGTTCCGATGGATCGCTAGAAGTTAATACCAAAGGCGATCAATCCAAGGACATTTTTCGTGACCTAATTGGCTACTCATTGATAGCCATAGGGATGCTCGAAAGAGAAGAAAAGAAGTAAGTCCTTGTGCTAGAATGCTTGGCCCTCCGCAGATCGGCGGGGGGTTCAAGTGTTCTTAACTTCAAAAATATACTAATACAAAATGACAAAAATTAAAGAAGCCGCAGAGGTATCCCTTAACATTCACAACGAAATTGATGCCCTCAAATTACCCAAGGAAATAAGAATAAAGCACAACGCTTTGGGTCAATTACTTCGCGCCCTTTTGTCCACAGTTGAGAATGAATCAAGACGAATTGGAACTACTGGTTCATCGGCAGCCACATAATGTCGAAGCGGAGGAGGGATTGATTGCTTCTTGTCTGATTGATGGGGATACATCAGTCTATGATTCCGTTACTCAGATCGTCCAGTCGGGCGATTTTTATTTGCAGAGATGCCAACTACTTTTTGAAACAATCGGAGCACTAGCACTTCAAGGCAAGCCCCTGAATGATGTGTCCGTTCTTGAGCATTTAAAGACCCTTAGAGGCGTTGATGAGGTCGGCGGGATAGCCGGGCTACTTGCCATCACAGAAAGGGCTTCTACGCCCACTCAGGCTCATTACTTTGCCCATATAGTGGCAGAAAAATCAAAGCTCCGTGAGCTTATGCGTTCCTGTCGGCTCGCCGTCGAAGAGGTTGAGTCCGAGACGAAGGGCTACGACGAGATTCGTTCGGAGCTTGAGAACACCCTACTAGCTAGACCGCTGACCAGCCAATCTAAATTAAAGATAGGTGAGTCCGCAAAGGATTTACTCGATGACATTGCAAAAATGCAGTCCGGCGAATACGAACCCGATGTAGTCAAGACACATACCAATAAACTTGATGACTACCTAGGTAATCGTGGTATCGCTGCTGGCGAGGTTATGACCATCGCCGCACCAACATCCTGCGGGAAGTCCGCTCTGGCTCTTTACATCGCATTACAGGCAGTCAAAAAGGACGGCCATCACTGCGGTATCTTCTCACTTGAGATGCCACAGAAGCAACTTACAAAGCGTCTGACTCAAGTAATATCTGGAGTAAATATTCGTAACGTGGAGGACAACGTAGCTACTGATAAACAAATGGTCAGAGTTACTGAAACGATCAATGAGCTTTCGGAGTTACCAATTTATACATCTCACTCAGTTAAGAGTGCAGACGATCTATGTAGTCAAACCAGACAGTTCGTGAACAAATACGGAGTCAAGTTACTTGTGATTGATTACCTGCAACTCATACCTTTTTCTCCTAAAATGGGAAAGGCTGAGGGTATAGCCGACATCTCTCACAAGATAAAACAGATGGCAATTGATTTAAAAATCGCTGTTATACTACTCGCTCAGGTGAACCGAGAGGGAGCCAAGAACGGTAGGCTGAAGCTGTATGACCTCAAGGATTCCGGGGACATTGAGAACGATGCGGACATTGTGCTTCTAATGTATCCAACTGATGGGGACTTTGAGTCCTCCAAGGAGTTAGATGACAAAGGACCTTATACAAAGATGTATTACGAAATAGCCAAGAACCGCGAAGGGCAGCGGGACATCGGCGGTTTATTAAAATTCTATCACTGCCTAGGGAGATTTGCGTAATGACAGAAGCACAAGTAGCGGAGCAGATAATGAGATTCTATCCAGGAATTAAACTAATCAAAGCTGAGGATGAGTTCAGTCCATTTGATTACGAGAGTGACCACTACTTGTTTGAAATTAAATCCAGACGCAAGGGATATAACCCTTGGATTATTGAACAGCTAAAGATGGACACCAACGTAGGAATCGCGGAGTCCGTCAAAAAAGATTTTATATATGTGAACGAGTTCGAGGGTTCGCTCTTTATTTGGAATGTTTCTAAATTGATAAGGGAGGACTACGACTTCGGATTCCACCACAGACAGATGCCTTGGCACACGGACTTCAATAGGACTCAGACAGTCAACAAAATGACGGGTTACCTGTTCAATAAGGACGCAACAATCGTTGATACTGAGTCCGTAAATCCTTGACAATTTTTTATAAATTATTCTCTATAATTTTATGCCAATACCAAAAGAAAACATTGAGCGGATTCAAACGCAAATAGAGATGATTCGTCACGAATCCAGAACACTGTCCTATAGGATAGAGAGAATGGAGAACCAGCGAAAGTCCTTGCAGGAAGAAAAGCGTAAGCTCAAAGAATTCCTTGAATCCAATGATGTATAATATTTGTTTGAGGTAAGCCTAAGGAGTAATCCCGGCGGGTGGTTGTTAGTAGTCCCACCTTCTTTACGCCTCATTCATAGTTAGCCCTCATCGACTTTTTTCCATTGGTCGGTGGGGGCTTTTTTATAGGGAGCTTCTTAGCTTAATAGCATTTACTATAGTATTTAACTGAGATCTATTTATTTTCTTTGTGCTTACTTCTTGCTTAAGCATTTTATTAGCTAGATCGCGAGGCATCTTTTCAATAAGCTCTATGTATTGCTTTGTCTGTTCGAGCCTGTTTCCTTTGATTGAAACAGCTACTGGCATATCCAGAACGATTCCCTTCATAGCGGCGAGCTTAACATTTTTAGAAAGCATTGAAGGCAGTGTGTTATATATGTCCTGATTGCTTACTTCGAGAACCCTTAGATTATTTATGTGCTTAATTATTTCTTGAATATTGCTCCTGTAATCATTATTGGCTTTTTGATAAGCTGAAGATATGTCATCCTCATTACGAGCGTTTGCAGCATACTCATTTCGAATACCCCTAATGTTTTTGAGGGCCTTATTAAATTTTCTACCAGCACCCTCAGTAAATGAGGTATTGAACTTTCTTTCACCTAATAAGTATCTAGCACCTTTTTCTCCTGCGGTTCTATCGTCCCATCTTTGAATATCTCTGACGAACCCTGGCTTGAAACTTTCTGTTACATAAAAAGTTGCTTGATCAATTACGTTGTCCAACCTATTTGCGGACTTACCTATTTTTTGGCCTGTATCTGGGTCAATGTTTTGAATAGCATTAAAGAAGTTCTTTGCGTTAATTGTTCCCCTTCCGAAAAACTTATCACCGATTGCTTGAAACATTTCAGAACCAGCTTCGGTATAACTTCCAGTGCCTAATCCTGCCTCAAAGATTGAGGTTAAATCAGCTATTGGCATCCTGTATCCCATATTAACTAGACCTACCTTTTGGTCACCTAAGTCCTGTATGACCAACGCACTTGTATCATCCCAGTCATAAGCAACTGTTTCTTTTATTGCTCTGACTTTCTCACCATCAAAACCATTTGACTTGTTCCAAGCGGCTATACCAAATGAAGCAGCTCCTACGGTTCCAGAAAGAAAAGCTATTCTCTTTGCACCCTCAGCAAAAGCTTTACTTTGGTTAACATTTATCCCGTATTCGCTCTTCATTTTTTTAGCAAAAGAACCATTAATAAGGTCCCTACCTAGTCTAGCTTGGTTAAAGGTAGTCCTTGTAAACTCTAACAAAAATGATACGAACTCATTGAGTATAGCTATTCTTGATAAATACCTAAGCGAAGGGGATATGCGATCATAGTTCTGATAAGTTGAGTTAGTTAACTCAGCCGCAAGTCTATTGAAGGTTGCGGGATCAAGATAGTTCATACTCTTGGGGTCATTAACACCTTGTATTAACTTCGGAAGTATGACTTTTCTATAGTTTTCAAATACAGAAATACGGTTAGCTGTATCTATTGCACTATATGTTTGACCTATTTTTTTTGCCGCAGTGCCAACGCCTCTGCCTACTTTATTTTCTGGCAATAGTCTAAAACCTTTATCAAAAGCATTACGAATATCGCTGACAAAGACATTCTTGTCCACTAAGCCTAGGCTCTTGTATTCATTCATTTGTTTAAGGGTCAAACCCTTACCAAAAATTTCACTTCCAGCAACCCTAAGACCTCTTCCAAAGCCACGAAATGGATTCATTCCTTGTCCTATAAGACCAAAAGCATTTGCAAATAACTGAGGAGAATAAGCCGCTGGTGCTAACGGAACTGCTGCAAACTTAGTCATACCAGTAGTTGTGCTGATTAACTTCGTTATAGCATTTTCCACTAGCAGGTTAGTATCCCGTGGAATCCGACTGCCGTATAGCTGGTCAACAGAACTTTGAGTTTCTTTGAGTGCATACAATTGTTCTCTTTTACCGTCAATGTTTATTTTAATCTCTTTGTTATTTATTTTAAGTGGACTAAAATCGGCTCTCATACCAGAAGGTATTTCACTCAGTCTAACAGCTAGGCCAGATATTCTAAAATCCTTGGCGATATTAAATGCAGCAGTCTGATCAGCGGCAATCCTGCCTAGGCTCGATAGTGTGCCGTAAAATCTTTCACCGGGCGTTTTGTATTCACCCAAGAACTCTCGTAATTCTTTATTGAATGCTTTTCTCTTTTTAAAAATCCTACTGTTCTCAACAAGTATATCCATACCCTTTCTAACACCATCAGCGGCGTTACGGCTTTTGTAATAATTCTGTATAATTCTATCGGCTTCAAGCTCTGGATTTTCCTGTCCGCCCTTCTTTAGTGCTCGAATAAACGATTGACGAAGTTTTTCTTCAGCTGCCTTCGATGGTCTATAGTTAGCGTCCTCGTAGAACCTGTATTCTCTGGTTAGATAACTTCCGTTCTCTATGCTTCTTCTTACTTGAGCTACGAATGCTTCGTCCAGATCAATTACACCTTCGTCACTTAGCTTCAATATCCTGCTAGTAGCATCGTTGATTAATCCTCTAGCCTCATCAATAGTGTCCTTCAGCTTGAAGGCACTTGGAGGAAGGGTTTTTGATTTACCTACAATGTAATCATCAACCGCCCTTTTGTCTCTTGGACTTAAATTGTTGTATACTTTATCTAAAGTCTTTCTGACTCTGCCGGCTATGTCCTTTGCCGCGGCCGTCTCGTTCATTCCTCTCCGAAGAGCCGCAGAAGCACGAGAACCAATTACTTTAGACGGTAGGACGTATGATGTAATAGTATTAAGTAGACGATTGACTCGATTGTTTGGATCACCGCCAGTAATTGCGTCCACTACAGTAACGGCATCCACATCCCCTTTCTTGTATAAATCATCTATTTCATCTGAGTTCTTATTCAGGAGCTTACTATAGGACTTATTTAATATAGTTCCTGTAGTGCCTAAACCTATACCAAGACCAGCACCCACTTTAGCAGTATCTAATAATTCTTCAGGCGTTAAGAACCTGCCTTCCTCTATTCCTTTTTCAATGGACATTGCCCCAGTTGAAATGGCTGCACCCTGTGTTCCTCTCGTTACAGCTGCACCAGCAAGGCGTGGTAATAGCTTAGAACCCTTACTAACTTTACCTGCTCCAAATGGAAGTAAATTCAAAAGTGTATCAGCGGTTACTCGACCCCAAGATATTTCATCCCTTCCCTCAGCTTTTTGAGCAATAATTGATCCTCCTATACCGCTAGTTATTCCTGAAGTGAGATAACCAATACCAGCACCAAGTGCCGTTCCAAATCCTGGACCTAAAGTAGCAGTTCCTATCACTGCTCCAGCCTTGGTTCCAGCATACTTGCCACCCTCTCCGATTACAATCTCAGCAACTAAGCCTGTTCCTACTTGCCCAAGGGTTGGGTCAGGTGCTACAACTGTTCCAAAGTCCTTTTGGCTACCATCAACAACAGTCCCGAAGTCCTTTGGTTCGTCCTCTACGAGCGTTCCAAAATCTTTCATAATTATATATTAGGAACGAATTCTGAGCCAACATTCTTGTATCCGTTTTGAAGTGCTTGCTCAACGTCAGCCACGGGAACGTCCCTCAGATTGCCGTCCCTGTCAGTCATTCTAACGGTATCGCCTAGCTCACCACCTTCACCCTCTGGTAGAAAACCAGTAAAATTAGGATCAATAACTCCCGTGTTAGGATTTCTAGCTATTCCCTTGAACCTTGTTGTGCCATCATTATACTTTTGAGTAATCACCCCAGTTACTGGATCAACTACGGGTGGTGCGGATGGGACAATACCTGATTCAGCTAACTGAGCGTCCATAACGGCAATTCTTGATCTCGTATATTGCTCTTGCAAATCGGTTTGCTCTGGCTTGAATTCACCTAACCCTAATCTTGATTGAATTTGCAAGGCTCTCATTCTTTCGCCTTCAGTCGCGCCCTTAGCCGAACCTTGAACTAAATCTCTAGCATCTGCTTGGCTTAGTCCACCACCTGTACGATCACTGTCTCTTCTGACTTCATTGAAGTCCGGTCTACCTTTTAGTTTAGCTTCGCGTAACGCGCTGTCATTTTCAAAACTTCCAGTGCCACCCATCCTTAGTTGCCTGTCAAG